GCTCACCCTGCAGTAATTCCTGTTTAAAGCTGTTACACATTGCTGTAGTAATTGCCATGAGTATATCCTCTTTTTAAAGTACAATGGGGCCAGCATTGAGCCAGCCCCAAAGTTTACAGTTATTAAGCTAGGTTGTAACGTGCTGTTACAAGAGCTTCTGGACGTAGAATCTTACGACCATATAGGTGCATACCACGAACGATGTCTGCGAATGAATCTGGGTCACGGTATGTTTCAGTTTTGTTGATCTGCTCTGCAGTTGCAACGGCTGAATCATGACCAGCTACGATTACACCGTAGTTATCGTCTTGTGCAGTTGTACCTGTAGTTGCAGGACCAGTACCGACTGATGGTAGGTTGTTAGAAACGTGTACACGGAAACCGTGGAAGTTGTTAAGAACCAAACCGTTTTGTAGGCCAGACCCACCGTAGTCTGAGTTTAGAAGACGTGAATCTTCGTCACGTAGGATTTCCATCATCTCAGGTGAAATGACAACCCAACGACCTGTTGTAGGAACATTCTGACCATCCATGATACGTGCCATACGTGACAAGACCATAGCAGGTGAAGCATAAGCTGTTGGCAATGCTGTAGCACCTGGTAGACGAGCAGCAAGTGGAATTGAGTCACCTGTTGTACTAGCAGATGGTGAAGTTGTGATGTTGCCAAAGTCTGACATATCCAACTTGTTAGCTGCTAGAAGTTCGTCTGAACCTGCTGTTGAGTTTGCTTTAGTACCGTTTACTGTAGTGTTAACACCATCAGCATTAGTATGTAGAGCAGACTGTGCATAACCAGATAGGTAACCAAGAACTTCTTGGTCATACTGGTCAGCTAGACGATATGCCGCACGATCAGATGCAAGACTTTGGAAATTGACGTGGCTGTGTGCCTCTTCAATATCGTCCACCTTAAAGGCAAAATAGTTTGCTTGGTCTACGACTAAAGAGAAATCGTTATCTGTTAAATCTTGTGGTGCGATTGTTGTACCACGTAGGTATGCAGATACTGAAATCTCAGGTTCTTTAATGATTTTAACAGTGTCGCCCATGTTAGCGATTTCACCGAAATAGTCATTATTAGTGATAGCGTCAGTGACAGATGCTTTGCGGAATGCAAGTTGCACCTGTTTGGAATAAATTACAGGCGAGAAATTACCGTTTGGTAAGTTTGTGTAGCCTGATGCGACTCCGAATGCCATGATAAAACTCCTTTAGCATTTAGATTACAGATGCAAAACTTTATTACTTAGTATAGAGGCTAATCGTTTATGGGTGCATATAGATCACAAAGTGTAATGATCAGTTACAAAATGTGTTACATGGGCCATACGTATTAGGTAATCCGTAAAGTCATATTGTTTGCTAATAATAAATAGTTATTGTAGTAGTCGTATAGAGGTACAATAGCCTATTATACATATATAGTTATATCATAAATAACTAATATGTCAATACTTTTTATCTAGCTGAACCAGACAAATCGTAAATAAATTTGCCAGTACGAATGGCTTCCATAATATCGTCAGCATATTTTTCGTACTCAGCAGCCGACATCTTTTGAACATCGGATTCTCTGATTGCTCCGTTCATCGGATCAGAGTTAGGTTTGCTACGTTCATTACGTGTGTCTACAGAACGTGCAGCATCTTTTGATGGATTAGTCTTTTTAGTAACAATGTTACGATCAGACTTATACAAATCAATTGCTCGTGCAGCAGAACGTGCATCTGCATCGTTTTCATATAGAGCATCTTGAACCCATTTAGGTTGTTCTTCTGCCCACTCATGAAAGTCATCACTGTCACGAATCTCACCAAAGTCTGGGTGTAGCTTCATCAACTCTGCTTCTGCTTTTTCTCGTGCAGCATTAGCTTTCATTTCGTCGATTTCTTTTACACGATCTTCAAGACCTTGTGCTTGTTCTTTTGCTTTTTTAATTGCAATAGTTTCAACAATAGCTGCTACATCAGGATACTTAGTTGCCCAAGCTTCAATGTCTTCATCAGATTTTGGTAGTTTAATTTCGCTTTTAGTAGATTGCTCTAACTGATTTTCTAATGCTTTAATACGATCTTCGTATTCTTTTTCTTTTTGTTGTTGATGTCTACGTAAATCACCATAACGTTTTTTAAAACTTTTTTCTTCAGCATTAGCAGGTTCAGCTTCTTGTGGTTCTTGTTCTACTTGTTCTAGCTCGCCTTTTTGTTCAGCAAGTAATTGTTCTAGTTCATCTTCTTCTTTTTTAATACGATCTGCATTTGAATACTTTTTATTTGCAAATGCTACTTTCTTTGGTGCTTCAACTTCTGAAGCCATTACTTCCATATTTTCTGACATTATATGTCCTTTCACTAGGGCCACCGTAGCCTGTTGGTAGGGGGATGGGTAGCTAGTCTTATGTAGCTAGTTAATGTGTTGCTACTACACAGCCATCTCAAGCTGATCTGTTTCTTGAGCAGGTTCAGGCATGAGCATTCTTTCTGTTTCGTCTGGTTGTTGTTCTGGTTGATTAAAATTAAAAGCATCTCCAACTTCAGGGCCAAGAACTTTACGAAGTACTGTTGCTTGTGGTGTGCCCTCTATTTCACGAAGAATATTTTTTTCTTCTTCTTCTAGCATTTGATAGTTGTCAATTACTATGTCGAAGTATGTTGCTAATTCGTTTTCCATTATACATCCTCTCTAACAAATAGTCCAGTTAAAAAGAACTGTATAGTACGTTTATAATAATTTACAGCACTTTTCCAATCTTTTTTTAGTCCACGACCATAAGACACAAAGTCTTTAAACTCTTGGTAGTGTTCTGCCGCTTTGCCTTGTTCAATTGCTTTACGTCCCGCATAACGATAGCCACGTCTAAATGCTTCACCATACCATTTACCATGATATGTACGTTCACACCATAGTTCAGCTTTAGCTTTTTCCATTAAACTAAAACCACCATTGGCTACACCATGCGTTGCAATTACGCAACTTGCATCTGTTTTATCGGAATCATTTGATCCTGCAGGTTCGGATTCTGTTACCTTACGAGCAGGTTTAAAAGGATTCTTATTTGCAACAGCACGACCCTCATTAATTGCTGTAGTAAGACTGCCACCAAATTTATTTGCTTCTGCTATGTCATATTTACTTAAACCTGAAACAGGTTCGCCCTTAGCATATGCATCTAGTTTTGCGTTACGATTTGCTATAATTGCATAGTGTTGTGCAACCGAAGAGTCTCCACTATTTACAGCATTGTCAAAAGATTGTTGTTCCCTAACCGTTAAATGCCCTGTTGCTTTAGGCATACTAGTGCCTTCTTTTAAATCATTACTATCTGCAACTGTGTATTTTTGTGATGTAGCACCACTACTAAATAAATCACTAGGATTGTATGTGCCTTGATAGTCTTGATAAAATTCTTTACGGCCTTCTTTAGTAAAAGTTTGTTTAAGCCCCTCTGTTACATCTTCTTTAAATGCACCAAGTGTGTCTTTTACAGAATAGTCTTTATACCAATCTTCTTCTTTATAGTTTTTATTAGCCTTAAGTAATGCTTTCTCTACTTTCTTTTGTTCATTTCGTGCGGCTAAACCGCCTAATAAACCTATGCCACCAGACATTACCCCTAAACCAGCAGAAGCCATTTGTCCTTGTTTAGTGTCAACCCACATGTTTTTTAACTGTTCATATTCTGACGAAGTATATGATTCTTTATTTAAAAAGTCTTTACGGGCTTTACTAGCAGCAGTATTTGTATCCCTGACTAAAGACTGCATTTTAGTTTTGCTTACTATTCCACTATCATCATCTGTGGCTTGTCGAGTAACTTGTGTTGTTTCTACTGTAGGTTCGGTTACTTCTTCTTCTGGTTCTGTGGTATCTTTGGTTATGTCTTTATACGCATCAGGATCAACTTGAGCAAATTCTTTTGCGTCTGCTTCAAACTTAGGTGCTACTTGAGGAGTAGGTGTGGGTTGATACAAAGGCGAGTACCCTGCAGTCATAGGCGGTTGTACAGGAACTATAGAACTAGGAGGCTGATATACAGGGGGATTAAACGAAGGTGGTTGATACACAGGAGGCTGTGAATAAATAGAAGGTTGATAACCTACAATACCACTGTTTATAGTTGGCTGTACATATGTACCTTGTGCCGCATGTAATACACCGCCATGTGCTTTTTCTTTAGGCTCTTTATTATCTTCTGCTTCCATAGGTTCTGCGACAATAATAAGATCATCCACAGTAAATGGAATATCATCAGGCAGTGTAGCTTCGTCAGCATTTCCCATCTGACCCATAGCTTCCATTTTCTTTATGCCCATTTTAGCTTCTTGTCGAAGTTCCATTAGTTTTTCTAAACCATGATAACGTACAACATCAGCAGGAAAAACAAACTCTCCTTCACTTAGCATAGCAGGAATATCATCTCGTACTTCTTCTTTAGTACTGCCTGTAGGAACATCGTTTCCTGATTCCTCATCTACCATGCCACCCTCTTCTTTAAGGCCACCTTCTTCAAAAAGTTCCATTTGTTCATCCATCATGGGAGTTCCACCTTTATTAAATTCAAGAGATTCACTACGTTCTTTTGCAGCATTAATAGCGTCTTCTAATTCGTCATGCACACTAGTAGGCTCTATCAAACCTTCGTCTAACATTTCTACTAATTGATCTTCAGAGTATTGTTTACCGCCATGTATAGTAGGAATATTAATCCATTTACCTTTATACTCAAAGGTTGTAGATTTTTCAGATACCATCTCACCTTCAGGTGTTTCGTATACATCACGACCTGCTTGTGTTTGTTTACCTGTTTTCTTTCCTACTTTAGCCATTTTTTAATACTTCATCTCGTAATAGCTTTAGCCTACGTAACTGATAAATAGCACCTTGTGCTCTGTGTATAGCAGGAACTTCATTTGTTTGCTCCATAACACGATGCTGTTGATTAATAATTGTATCTAAGTATGCTTCAAACCTAGACCATTGGGCTTGGTTGCTGACCAGCCCCTTGAGCTTGCTGAGGTGCTCCTTGTCCTGCATTACCACTAAATCCTTGTTCTTGTGGTGTCGGTGCTTGTCCTACACCTATAGTTCCACCACCTGCTCCTGATGTGTCCATTGGGTTTGCACCTGCAGGACCACCTTGTTGTTGCTGTTGTTCTTGCTGGAACTGTTTCATTAGCTCTGCTTGAATAGCAGCTTCATTCATATTGTTGGTAACTTTGTCGGGATCAAGATCAAGAGACTTTGCAATCTCACGAATAATGTATTGAAACTTAGCAAACGGTGCAAGTGCTGGGTTAGATGATACTTGCAAGAATTGCATAAGTCGTTGGCTACGCACTTCATTAGCCATAAGTGATTCTGTTCCACGTGCTTTAACTTCTAAGTCACCTTTGATCTCAGGATCATAGTCAAACTGCATATTAAATCGGAATAGTCCTTCACCTAGTGGGCGAAGCAAATAGTCATCTACGTTTTTAATAACATTCTTAATAGTACCACTAGCTGCACCCATCAACATACTAATGCCACTAGCTGTACGTCCTACGCCCATGACTCCTGTTTGACCATGAGCAAAAGAAGGAAAGCCCGTTGATTCATCAGCAAGTACACGAGCCTTGTCAAATAGTTGTAAGTTTTCACCTGCAACATTTGGAAACTTGGTGCCAAAGATAGCTTGCCCTGGGGCACCACCTTGTCTACGGAATACTTTGCCTGGGTATACTGATAGGTCTTGGCCTGGGACTAAGTTAGTTTCATCTACTTCAATTAGTAGATTACCAGACAATACAGCATTGTCTACAGCCATACGCATAAAGCCATTCATCAGTGTTTGTGTATCATCCATATTTTCAGCGATACCAACACCAAAGAAGGAGTATGGGTTTAACTCATAGGGTGCCGCCATGTAAGGAATACGAGCAGGTTTAAACGGATTCAATACCATACGCAATAGTTTGCCGTTACAAATCCAAACGTTTGCTTGTAATTCATCTGTGTCTTGCAGTTCACGAGGAATGTCTACGTCGTGTTCTAGTAGCATTTCAACGTCTACCATGCCCCAATACTCTAGGACTTCAAAACGTTCAATGCCATGATCTGGTGCGTAATCAGATAGATCATCTTCCCAGTATTCTTTATCATAGTTTTCGCCAAGCGAAATAGCTTCATCAATAACTTTACTACGGAAGTATGGACGCTTCTTTAGATTGCGTAGTTGAGAACGAGAAAGTTTGTGACGTTCAATTACGTACTGTGCCTCTTCCATATTGTTAGCATCTGGGTCTGGATAAAAATTCCAAACAGATACATGAGATACTTGGGGAATAGTTTTAAAAGTAGGCTCATACTCGCCTGTTTCATCATTCCAATTTGGGTATTCTTTGTCTACCGCAAATGGACCTTTCATTACACCAGTGCCAAACAATGCCATTTCAAATGCAGTACTACGCAAATGTTTAGACGCAGAAGATTCATCAAGTTGGTCTTGAATTTTCTTTTGCATCTTTTTAGCTGCAATCATTGCAGGGCTAAATGTAACAGCGGTAGGTGTAGCACCTGTACCTTCTTTAACACCCTCAATAGGTTCTAGTTTATCACGTAGTTCTGGGTTGAGTAGTTCTGCTAACGTTTTAGCCGTAGCACCTTTAGGTATTTCTCGACCATCACCTTTATAACCATAAGGAGATAGTTGCTCTGATCTTTCATCTTCTTGTAACTCTTTAGGAAGAGCAGGGTCAAAACTGACATTTTCTACAACTCCTTCAGGAAGTTCTGTTGGATCAACAGTTAGAGGAAAACTATTTTTTGCAAAAAGAACATCAACTATCTGACCATAGGCAGCTAGTGTTTTTGTTTTAGTTACTTTAATAAATACACGAGACTTTTCTGCATCGGTAAATTGTACATCAGGTCCGTATATACCCCGATAATTACGATAAGCACGAAGCCAACGCTCTTCATCTTGTCTACGATAATCTTCGGCACGACTGTATCTTTCCATAATAAATGGAATAATATTAGAAGTATTTACATCTTCTTGCGTTGAATTATCTGTGTCTTCAAGAATAACTGCGTCATCCTCAATAAATACTTCGTTATCTTCTGCCATTTACTTTTCCTTAATAACCAAAGGTTGAATCTGCTACTCTCATTCCCATTGAACTAGTAGAATTCGGATCATAATCAAAAATGCTAAACCGTGGTCTTGACATTATACCATAACGTAAAGCATCGTACAAGTGATCTTCTGAGTGTGTGTCAATATCTTCTGGGTTCTTTTTATCCAATGGAATTGCAGGTAACTGCGCTACGATATTTGTACAGGTGTTAAAAAATACTAGTCTAGGGTTTTCTGTAAATTCATCTACCTGTAATCTACGGTGTATTTCGTTTTTACCTGCAACACGAGAACCTTTAGAACGATCCGATGGACGCCATCTGCACCCACGACTAATCATCTGTTCAGCAAGACTAGGGCCAGTATCACCACGCTTATGCCAAAGAGAAGAGTCAAGAACTCCATACTTAATGTTTCCGTCTTCTGCTTCTAAGTTTAATACCATATCGGCAAGGTCTGTTGCGAGTACCTTACTGACGTACAATTCTCTATATACGATAAGTTGTTCATCAGGCGCAACGGCAAACCACACAACAGCACTATAAGAACCATATCCATAATCACAAGCCCTAAACTTTACCCAATTGCTAGGAATATTAAATGGTTCAATTACATGCGCATTACGATCAAACTCTGTAAAGGCTGCACCTTCTTTAATATCCCAATCACCTTCTAGCAACTGCCTACGTTGTTGTTCAGGCAATGATAATAGCATTGCTTCATAATCACCTGCTTTTGCTAGATAAGGATTGTCTGAAAGACGTGCAGGTATAAACCTACGTTTGAACAGTGGCTTTCCAGCTTTGTCGTGTCCTGCAGGATACCTGAGTTCCTCACCTGTTTCAATATCAGTTGCATTAAAAGATTTTCCTGCTGGTGCTGGGTCAATAAACATTTTCTTAACCCAATGATGCCCTCTACCTCCTGGGTTGGTAGTGGCTCTCATAAATATAGGTAAGTCGGGTGCAGTGGACCGTAGACGAGATCGCATGTAGTTCCATGCAAAAGGGGTAGCCCATTGAGTCAACTCGTCAAAGCCTATCCAGCTAAATGCTAGACCTTGGTAACGCAGAACGTCATCTTCCTTGTCTAGGTAGGACATCCACAACCTCGCACCAGAGGGCGCAGTCCACTGCATCTTTCTTTCTGAC